TTATTATTAATCATTTGTGAAATTGTCATTTTACTTTCTTTGTTTGCTCCTACTTTTGCAGTCGCTGAAAACTTACTTTCTTTTTCCGTTTTCAATTTTTTAACTTCCTCAGTTAATTCTTCAATCTTAGCGAATGTAGCTTCTAAAGTTTTTCTCATTACTTCTGCAACCTCTGTTAAGATTTCGCTTTTCATTTCTGATTCAACGTCTGTCGCTTCTTCTTCTACTGTTGAGAATTCAGAAACTAAACCGTTTGCATTTACAGAAATTACTAAGGTCTTACCTTCTGCATCTGTTACTTGGTAATCACCCTCTGGAGCTGGTAACTTATTACCCTCTGCATCAGTAACAAAAATTGGAACATCAATTGCTAAATCACCCTCGTAAGATAGAACAGTTCCATCTATTGCGGTTACATCAGTAAATGATACTTCAACTTCTGCAACTGGCTCATCTTCAAACGTCGCTTTTCCAAACACACGCTCGAAGAAAGTCTTTCCACTTACTTCTTGTTTACTCATTTGTTGTTTATTATTTGATTTTAAATTTACTTGCATACGTTCAAAAATTCCTTCTACTGAGAATCCTTGAAATTTACCACTCTTAACTTCGTTCCATAGTTGGTTATCCTCAATTTTATACGAAGCAATCCACGTTCCATCTTGAAGATTTTGTTTAGCAAATGCTAATGGTGGATTAATTCCTTTTTCTGAATCTAATAAATAACTTTCAAACATTGTAGCACCTTTCACAACATCTCTATTATCGTGCATTCTATTCACGTTATTACCAAATGAATTACGAAAGAATTTTAATACTATTTGTTTGATCGTTGGAACATCAAAGAAAACTTGATGCTCTCCAATGTCAGGAGAATTACGATAAATTAATGTATTTGCTGACATCATTACACCCGTTACAATCCTTTGTTCTTCTGCAAAGTTATAAGGTATAGCCTCATTGAATGAAACGAAAGCCTTGAGATGTGCTGGAGTATCTACAAATGCATTGTAATCAACTCCAGTTTCATCTTCATCATTAATTGTTAATTTGTACACTGGTAACATAATTCAAATTTACTAATTATTTTATTACTTTGTTAAAATTATAACATTTATTTTTAATTATCCACCAATTGTAGACAAAACGTTGGTTTTTTTACTGTTATCCATTACTGCCTTTATCTCAGAATCTACAACTGTAACCTTGATTCCCGTTGATGTGTCTATTGCATCAAGTGTATTTGTAAAGCCACCATTCATATTTGTCGCTTGGTTGTTATTTCCGCCGTTATTTGTGTTATTGTTTGTACTTGGTGGTGTTGGTGGTGCGACTGAACTTGGACTATTTGATTCAAATTTAGTACTTGATATTTTTGCTATTGTAGCAACCGTAGCCAATCCAGCTGATGCTATACGAATAGCCGAAGCAACTCCCATAGTAAAATCGGGAACAGATAAAATAGCAGTAACAGATTGAGCACCGTTTATAATTGCTTGAGCGATCTGCATTTGTTTATTAATCTCAAATTGTTTCTTAGCACTTTTTAATTCTTCCTCACTTCCTTTCTTAAGATTGTTTTGTTTAATACTAAAGATAGTATCACTTAATGATTGAATAGAACTTAAAGAATTATTCGCTATTTCAAAACTAGCATCTTGTATTGCTTTTTGGTTTGCTATTTCTTTGTTTTTCGTTTCCTCGTTTATACCATCAATTTTCGCTTTGTGTTCTGCGTGTAATTTCTCAATCTCACCGTTTGTTAAATCTTGGTTCTGCAATGCTTGTGCAAGTTCTAAATCAGCAAGTTCTTTTTTCGCTCCTTGTTCTGCTTCAAAATCTGCTCTTAAATTTAATATTCTTGCTTCTAGCCTAGCCTTAGAGTCTGTATTTTCTTTCGCTAATTTCTGTTTATCCTTTTCTGTTTGTTGGTTCGATAGATCAGTTTTTAATGCTTCCGTTTCATTAAATTGCTTAACTGTTAACTCATCAATTAACTTTTTATTTTCTCCGTATTTAAGTATTAAATCTTCTCTTTCTCTTTCTTGTTGCTTTCTTAGTTGTGCTAACTGTCTAAGTCCTGAATCTTCAATGTTAGTATTGATTAAATCTTCTGTTAATCGTTTTAATTCTTTTTTCTTAGCGTCAGCAACTTCCTGATCTTGTAATGCTTGTGCATCTGCTTTCGCTTGATTTTTTTTACGATCTTCATTTCCCTTTTCTTGTGCATCGCTTATTTCTTTTTGGTGCGTCGCTTCTAGAACTTTCTTTGCTTGAATGGTACCTTTATAAAGTTTATATTGTTCTTTATTCATGTCAATACCAAACTTTTGTTGTTTTTCTAAACTTCTTTTTGTAAGTTCTAAATTATCTATTTCCTTTTTATAAATCTCATCACTAGAAGCACCTTTTGCCTTCATCAATTCTACTTCCTTGTCGTGGTTTTCTTGCCTTGATTTTAAGTTATTAGTTAAATAGTCTTGTGATTTCTTTAAAGACTTCGCTTGCATTTCGTCAAACTTCTTTTGTTTAGCAGCTGCTTCCTCAGTTGATTCACCGAATAAATCCATCGCTGAAATTAAAGCTGTAACACCAGCAATGATAGCAAAGATTGGAATAGCCAACATAGACAACCTTAACAACTTCATCGCTCCCGTTGTTGTACCCACCGCAGTTGTATAGGCATACTGCGAGAAAGTCATTATATTAGTTTTAATTGCATTCAATGTTATCATTGCAGCACTTTGACGCTCAAATAATGCTCGTATCTCGTTAACTGAATTTAACAAGGTAGTTACTGCGGTTAGTTTAACCAATGTTTTTTCAAGTTCTTTAGAATCTGAACCTACCAAAGCCATAGCACTTTGCACCGCTCCATATCCAGCCACAACACCAGTTCCAATAGCCAAAGCACCTTGTAAGTGTCTACCTCTTTGTGCTAAATTATCAACAGAAGCATCTACTTCTATTACTGTTTCTCTAAACCTTACTGCTTCTGCTTGTATGTCTTTAAACTCTTGTGTATTTTGTTTACCTGCTAAAGCAAGTTCATACATTCGATCTTCTAACTCTCCAAGCCTTCCAGTTAACGGTTGCATACCACCATACAGATCGTCAAATTTTGCGTTTAAATCTGTTGTTGTTTTAGTAAGTTTTCCATATTCAATATTTAAAGATGCTAAAACTTTTCTTTGTTCGTCTACTTCTTTTGAGTTTTCACCATACTTCTTTGATAACTTATCAACTTCTTTTTCTGTGTTTTTTATAGAGTTTGTTACGTTGTCTATATCCTTAACTGTATTACCAGTGTCAACTTTGGTTTTAAATACTATTTCCTTATCCATAAACTTCTATGTGAATGTTAGCACTTGTTAATAATCCATCTGTTAAAACCCCACCCGTATAAGTGTAAATTCTAATCTCAGCAGAACTTTGTTGCTTAATTATTATCTCAATACCTGTATTTTTTGGTGAAGGTTGATAAAAGAAAGTTTGATCACCCGTGAATAATGCACTGCTAGTAACTTTATAGTAACCAGTTGATACTCTAGTCCATGTTAATGTGCCTATTGAATTTTGTATTAAATAAGTTTCTACTGGATCTGTTGTACTTGTTTGATTTACAATGGCTTTGTATATTTTGCTTGTAGTTGTACCATTAGAAACAATTAAACTCCCATTTCTAGTATAAAACAATCCCGTATCTGTATCTAAATACATTTCACCCTGATAAATATCAGTAGAAATCCAATCACCGTTTCGGTGGTCGGCACTTACTGGGATAGTAGCAATTCCACTACCTTGTTTTATTACCATTCTTTTCTTTTCGTCGCACATATTTACCCTTTTATTAATTCATTATTTGTTAATATTTCATCTATTCCACCCCATATAACTCCTGAATCTTGACCAATACCATCAGGAGAAAGTATTCCATCGTCTCCGTTTGTTACCCATCCGTCAACATCATTGTGGTAACTTATGTCACCCTCTATATTATTGGCTTCAATTATTCTTACTATTTCAATCTGTGTTGATGTAGTTAAATTATTATCGAAATCCCTTACCTCGTTCAATCTAAACAAAACACCATTCCACATAATTGATTTACTGAAATCTAAGTTAGCAATATCATTTGAATTAAACTTAACATATAACTCAACTAATTTAGAATCTTTACCAGTTATCTCTTTTATAAACCTTTCGTGATAACGTCTGTAAAGGTTATCCGTTGTAACTACATTATTTTGATATGCTAATTGAATTGGTAACCCCCAGTTTAAATCGAATGTAGGGTTTTGATAATTATCAAAGTGATGCACACACGGATAAGTTGAATAATCTGTGTATAGAACTCCATCTGTATCTGTTAATCTCCATGCACCACTTTTTAAACCATTGTAAATATAGTTTCTAGGTTTGCCCTTAAATGGTTGTATTACGTTAGCATTTAACTTTACTATTCTAGGTCTTACAAATGGTGATATATTATCTCTTACTACTGTCTGAGCGTATGGTAATTGATAAGTTCTATCTCCAGTTTGGAATGTACTAGGAACTGTGTAAATATGATCACCATATCCATAATTAAAAGTAGACCTATATGCTTCATTGTCGAAATCTTTATCTTCTGCCCAAAGAAATTTATATCGCTTACCTTCAATTGTGGATGCTGGTTTTATAACTATATCTTTACTGAAATCAACTATATCTGTTATGTCTATAAATTCTGTTGTATCTTGATAATAATCGTTTAACGGTTCAATCTTAACCACTCCATTAATATCGGCATCACTTAAGTATAGATTGTACATTAAAAGTTCTGCTTCCAAAAATGAACTTGCTTTTAAGTCAGGAATAAATCTAGATAATTCGACTGTGTCGCCAGTTATTAAAGATGCTTGAATACATTGTAAGTTGAATGAAAATGGAGTTGTATCGTTTTTTACATAAACAACCATAGAATTAGCACCCATTCTTACATCGAAAAATAAATTAAATCTGAAACTTATCTCATCCCCTGAATTGGCTTCTATTGAAATCTTATCGTTATAACTTAAATTTAAATCTGCTACATCTTGAAATTCCTGAACATCATTTTTAATTGAACTTCCATTTTTTAAAATATCAAAAGTGCATCTTATAATACCAGCGTTATCATACCCACCTATATTTGTCCATACAAAATCAACTAATATTGGAATGTTGTAATCAAAAGAATAAGTACCTTGTTTTTGAATCTTAACTACAAAGTTTTTATTTTGGTTAAATCCATCCGTTATATTTGTGTTTGTTGCACCATCCCATGTTGCGGTTAAATTAACAAATTTTTGACCTACAAACTGAACCCCATTTGCAAAAGATCCACCTTTTAACGGTATAAATCCAGTGTTTAATGTAGTTGTAAAATTACACTGCCTATTATTAATCTCATTTACTGGATAGCCTATCTTATCTCCACCGCCAAAACCTAGCAAGTGTTTTTTATAGAATGAACTATCTAAGAAATTAGAATCCCAAGTTAAACCTGAAACTGCTAAACACTTTTCAAATACTTCACGTTTATAAATCAATGGTGCTAGATCATTAATCTTCATTGTTGAAGTAGAACTATATCCGTAGTCTACCATTCCATAATGATAGCCAAATCCTAAAGGTAATCCGCCACTAAAATTAGAAGTATCTGATCCGTTAACTTTTACAGATGTTGCCCAACTATTTGCTACATTGCTTCTAGTTAATGCGTGGTTATATTCGCTCCAACCTAACTCACTTACTTTCAAATCTCCCAACTTCATAAATAGATCTATGAAATTAGAAAACAATTTACATTGAAAAACATAATTACCACCTGAGATCATTACTTGTTCTAACTGAAATAAACCAGTAAATAATAGTTCACCGTTATCACTCCAATATTTAGCAGGAACTCTTAATGTTGGATCAAAATCAAATCCTATGTTTGTCGTTCCATTTACTGTTGAAAGTGAAAGTAAATAAGTAGAGCTAAAGAAATCTAAATTCTTTTTAGTTCCTGATATTGCTAAAGATTTTGAGTAATTTCTTTTTCGTTTGTTAGGTTCTTTAATATCAGCAATAGAGAAATTCAAAGGGAATGGAACACCCTCTGTTAATTCTATTTCAACACCGTTAACTTGTAATCTTCCTATCATACAACTATTGATTTTCTAGTGTTTGGTAATTTCAAAGTAACTATCTCAGTATATTCTTCAATAAATCTATCTTGATTCTCAGTATATGCAGTGTTTTCAATGGTTACTATGTCGTAAGTAGTATCTAACATATAAACAACTGGAGATAAGTAACAAGTTGATACTAACCAATTCTGAGTTGATTGATTAATGTAGTTAGAAACTAACTGAATACTATCAGATGCACTCTTAAAGTAACTTAAAACACCACTATTTGAAGCGTCAAACGTATAAACATTATTCACCCATTCACCAAATTGCTTTTCGTATGTCTTAGAAGTAATCTCACTTGAATAAATTGCATTGAAACTAAAATCAAAAGTATCAAATCCACCGTATTTATTTATCCAATACAACGGGAATCCATTTTGACAACTTCTATTTATGTAGAATCTTTTTATTTCAGAAGATACTAATCCAGTCGCTACATCAGTAACGTAGTATTCTATATAAGAAGTAGTCGAAGTAAAGGCACTTGCTAGTATATCTGTGTTTAGATTTATTTGAGTTACTTTATTGTTTGCGGTTGTTGTAATAGTATCTAACAATGTACCGCCTGAATTATACAACTTAGCATAAACATTAACATTGTAGTTAGTCATTATAGTTACTAAGTAATTATTACCCTCTCTTACAAGTGCATCGTTAGGCATATCAGTAAAAAACTTTATACCGTTATAATCTGTATAATCAAAATTACTAAACTCCTTATTATCTAGTCGTGCCTTCCATACATTTATAGTTGAACTTGTTGTTGTACTTCCAACTGCTGGAGTTGATCCGAAGTATTCTTTAACTATAACGTAAACCTCTCTATTATTTAAAGCATCAGCAGTAAATGTAGCCTGATTAATAGTCGGAATATCTAACATTGTTTTAACCACATCCGAAGCATCGTAATGTGAATAGATACCAACTTCGGGATAAATCTGATGCGTACCAGTTAATGATCCACTTACATACAATTCTACTAGATAACTGAAATTAGCGTTAGCAGTATTATTACTAGAGAATCTCCAAACAATAGGATTGTCGGAAGGTGTGTATAATTGTGGACTTGAATGTATAGTTACTGCCATGGTGCTACTATTGTTAATTTAATTGATTCGCCTAATAATTTCTTTATTGGTTCTTCTAATATTTTTACTAATTTTTCGTTTATTACATCGTCATAAAATGGTCGTGCTTTTTTACCATACTTTTTAATGTTGGTTTGGATAGCCCAAGCGAAAGCATCGTAATCTGCAAAACCCTCAGGTAGTGTTATTCCTCGATCACTTTTCCACGCAAGTATTGAATCGTGAAAACTTAATGTTTGTGTAGGTGCTGAACCCCAAGATGGTGCATTATTATTTTGCTCGGTACCATTAACACCGTAGTTAATATACTTCCAATAAAAATCCATTGAGATATTAACCTCAACTTCATTACCATTAATTATTACATCGCTTGGTGTTATTCCTTGTGATAAGTTTCTACTAGCATTAATATCCCTTGCTTGAATAGACTGTTGTAAATCGTCTATAATAGCCTGATTAAGTTTTACAAGTAAATTACCTAGCGGACTATTAGATTTGACGTTTAAAACGTCCTTTGCGTTCCCTACGTTTAAACCATTTAATATGTCCGCTTCGTTTACTTTCACCTTCTTTTAATTAACGCTTTTTGCTCTAGTTGTTTCTTTTTAACTAAATGTGTTAAAAATTTAACTCTCGAATTAAATACAAAGATATTCATTTTTATAACATCATTCCATGTAATGTTAAATTCTTTTGATACTTCATGGATTATTTCGTGCCACGCATATTGATTCGGCTTAGTTTCTTTACTATCTTTTGGCTCTCCGTATAATTGTCTATTAATTCGACGTATTTCTTCAAAAAAAAACCTTTCAACTCAATGAAATCTATCATTTTAAAATGTTCTTTGAATAAATCGTGCCTACTGGAGCGAGGATAAACTATATTATCGTTAATATCTAACTCTCCGTATGTTGTGCCTTTAGGAATGTAGCAAGTTGTAGCGAGTAATATTGGATCTTTAGCAAAGTCTGAATGCTGGCAATCAATATGGAAGCCTATTGGTGCTTTATTTGGATCAACAAATACAAATGTTTGACCTTCAATAGTTATTTCTTTAGGTGCTTTACCTGACATTTTAAACTCTGAGAACAAAGAAATACAATATGTGAACATTGCGTTAATATCATTTACATCAATTGTCATTAATTTGTTTACAGATACTAGGGTAATGTTCGCTAAGAATAAAACTTTCGTATTTAAAGTGATATTATCCTCTTTGAAACTTGCATCTTCAAATGCTTTTAAATGTGAAATTCTATAATCGTTTATTGTTTTGGGTAATTTAATATCAAAAGTTTTCATCTATTAATTTATTTTGTGTGTTACAATTCTTACTCTGTTCCGTATGTATATTTATAGCGGTCTTTTGCTCGTTTATCCACCCTTGTGAATGTGGTAATAGCATAATGTTTTTAGATTGTTTCTTCGCTTCAATACTAAACACTATATCCGACATCTTCATAAAGTTACTTAAAATAATATCTTTAGGATTGAAATAATTAGTATTAAATGCAGTTACACCCGTTCCAGCAATATCTATAAATTTAGTGTCGAATACGTTTCTAAACGCTGAATAACTTTCGTGTCCTGTGTAATAGTTCAATCCTTTACCTTTCAACTTTCTGCCGTGATAAGTTACTATACATTTATGTTTCTCGATCTCCTCAATAGTTCTTTGTACATAATCACCAGGATAAACAATGTCATCGTCGCAACTGAAATAGTAAACATTGGATCGTAAACCGTAGAACTTACCTAAATCTGTGATGTCTTTGTTTATGTCGTTGTCGTATATTACAATCTCATCTACTTGACCGTTCAATGATTCAATAGTTCTTTGTAGTGTTTCATCACGTCCTTTGAATGTAGCAATACCACAAACTATCTTTAACCTGGTAAACTTATCCTTAATCGCTTGGATCTTTTGTTTCCTTTCTTCCTGATTCACTCCTTGACCTAAACTCTTTTGTGTTGAATGTCTGCGATAATTATAAAGTATAGCATCTGTGTAACCTAATTTTAAACCATTAGATAAACACCTTAAATTAAATTCGTATTCTTCTGCA